GGCTTCCCGTCCGTCCGCACGGACAGAAGCTTCTCCTCGCCTGCGTTGGTCTGTTTGACCACGGGGCCGGTGTGAACGTTCTGCCGGTCGTCCGCGAGGCGGGCAAGTTGCAGTGCGCGGAACACCTCGCCCCCGTCCAGGCGTGCGGGCGCGTGCCCGCCAAGGGCGGCGTCCAGACCCGCGCGCGGCATATGGACGGGCGGGATGCGGAGTCCCGCCATCTCCACGTCCAGGGCGATGAGCGCGCGGCGTGCCTCTGCCTCGGCTGCGCCCCTGGCCACCCGAAGGCGATTCTCGCGGTCGCGGCGGACGACGTGCGTGGGACAGAGGCGGTCACCGGGAGCCACGAGGCGGGGGCACCAGTGCTCGGGAGGGCCGTCAATGATGTGCTCGCAACACCCCGCGGGAAGCGGGGGAAGGCGGGCCTTGATGGGGGCGTGGATGCCACAACACGGGCGGATTCCGTCCGCGCCTGGTGCCGCGACGAAGGCTTCGCAGGGGCGAAGGTCGCCCTTCTTGATGAAGTTGCAGGTGTGGGCCATTGTTGAAGTTGGAGAGAAGGCTTGAAGGCTTGAAGGCTTGAAGGCTTGAGAGTCAGTGTGTGCTGGCCCCGCTCTTGGTCTATTCTGGACCCCATGAATCCATTTTCAAGGGAAAAATGGGGTTGCCCCCGGGTTAGTGCGTGGCGGAACGGAACGCGCGCTACAGCTCTGGGTCTTCAGGGGGAGATTAGCCTTACTCGCCATCGTTGCCCTTCAGAGTATCCTTCGCCTCATTTGTGGTTTTACTTGCCGCAGTACGGGCACTTTGCGTTGTTGCGCACGCGGCGCTCCCCCGTCTTCGGGGGAACCTCCCACTCGCGCTCGTTGCCCCGCACGCCAGGGGCAATCTCTACCACCTGCATGACCCACTCGGGGCGGGCGGCGTGCCAGGCGGCACATGCGGCGGCGCGCTCTGCGTCACGCGCGGCCTTCTCCGCGGCGACCTTTGCGGCCTCTGTGCGGGCGGCATCGACCTTTGCGGCGAGCGTAGGGTCCGCGGCCTCCTCATCAAGAAGCCACTGCGGCTTCTTGCGGGGGGCGCCAGGGACGGGGGCAGGGACGGAGTTCTTCGTAGGCGTCGACATGTTGGCGTTGCTTGGGTTGCTTGGAAGCGTGTCTTGGATGGCCACTTTGGATGACCGACTCTGAATATATCCTGGACCCACGAAATCCGTTTTCAACGATTGTCCACCCCAATGTAAAATTGTTGTTGGCTGTGACCCTGCCTAGGGCGTGTGCTGCGTGTGCACCTTACTCGTCGTCCGCCGCAGCGAGCTCTTCGACCATGTCGAACTCCGCAATGAAGTTCTCAATCTCCTCAAGAAATCCTGGGTTCGTCTCAGCGATGCGCTTCAAGTCTGCACATGCCGCCTTCACCCTACGCGCCCATGCCACTCCCTCGGGGGGAGCCACGGCAGCGGCGGCCTTGATAGTCCGATAGTAACGCTTAGACCACCGCCGCCCGAGCTCGTGAACGGTGTCCAGAAGAAGCTTGTGCACCTTCGCCTCACGCACATGCGACTTATCGACCATGACGCCCATCATCTCAGACTCGCGGTACCCAAAGGATAGCCAGTGCCTCGTGGCACCCACAACGCGCCTATCCTCATAGTCGCCAGATGTGCCTGGGAACAACCCAGGCAGGCGACAGAGGGTTCGCCGGTCGCGGCAGAGTGCCACATAGCCCGGAACCACATCGCCGCGCGGCTGCCCTGGGACGGCTGGCGGGTTAGAGTCGACAGAATACACGGAGCGGAACAGAAAGTCTGCGACTTTCACGAAGCCGTCCACGCCCGCCGTCACGTAGTCCCGTATCTTTGTCTCCAACCCCACCTCCTGACGAACCATCTCGACATATACAGGATTCAGGCTTGAGTGGCGGTAGTACACGCGCTCCTCCTCGCCCTTGCGCCACAGCTCAATCGGAGTCTCACAGCGGCGGGCCGCGGGCGTGGTCTCGTAATTCAGCGTCAGCCCCATGTCAGGAGAATGCACGACACCATCAACGCGCACCTCAATGGTCTTCCCATCGCGGAGATGGGACTCGTACGCAAACCCAATTTCCAGCAGGAGAGTCGGGAGATTTCCAACCACCTCCGCAAACTTCTCTGGCGGCATCTGAATGTGCTTCAAAGACCCCTGACCAAGCGGGTCAATAGCAAATCGATTCCACAGTTGCCGGCGCGCCTCCAGGACTCCACCAGTCTCGGGTTCCCACGTACCCGACGCCGCGCTGGCAGGCCAATCAGCTACCAACTCCATGATGTCCACATTGCCAGCAGCCCTCGTCACTGTGTACGTGGGTGTAAGTCCGCCAGACAACTGCAGGTGTCCAGCCTTCTCGCCCAGACCGAACACACCCGCCTGCTCGCTCGCGGCCTTCGCACCAAAGTAGCACATCGACCGCTTGAGCGCATCCTTGGTCATGCCCCCGCCGTTCCCTGCAATGCTGATGGTCGTAGTTGCCGTTGTGAAATGGATGCGCACCGTCGTCGCGTGCGCATCGACCTCGTTGTCAACCACCTCCAAGATGGCGTCGATGTTGGTGAAGCCCATGTGCAGAATGCCGTTCTGGATGCCGCGGATGTCGATAGAGGAAGCCATTGTAGTCGTGTGTAGAAGAAGATGCTGTCGGGACCACTACTCTTTCCGTTTCCGCTTCACGAATCCGTTTTTAGTAGTCTCGGAGTGGACATTGTCGACACTCATGGAACGATTTGTCTACCCAAAAACGGATTCCTCACCCGCCACCCTAACCATACTCATCGTCAGAATGCTTCCTCTCAACACCGCTCTTCTCAACACCCTCAACTCCCTCGGCCAGCACCCCGACCTGCAGTTCGCAGACTCCAACGAGGAGGGATGGCGCATCATCACTCTCACGTGGCCTGGGGAGAACAACATCCCTGAGCGCATCTTCAAGTTTGAAATCAATGTAGGCGAGGGGGTAGGCTGTACGGTTGCCTGCATCCTTGAGCGCGTTGGTCTGAGCTACAACTGGGGAGAGCGTTTCATGGCTCTTCTCTACAGCAACATTGACCAGTTGCCCTTGAATCTCTACCTCCCACCTGGAGTCATGCCCAATCTGGAGGACGAGGAGGACCCAGACATCTACGCAGACATGCCTCCGCTGGAGGGTCAGAACAACTAGATACGCTCAGGCAGCTTGTCTGCCACCACCTTCACCAACTCCACCTTCTTCTCTTCTTTTGCAGTGCATCCATGGACTTCAGGGGTCCGACACTTGACGCAGAACTCGGGGCCGCAGACGCAGACAAACGCAAGGTGGCTCTTCTTTTTGCAGTGTGGACACTTCATGGCAGCACTCCACCTTCCTTGTGTGTGGGAACTTTCCGTTTCCAAAGACAATGAAGGTGGTCAAGTTCACCGTGGCTGTAGACCCCGATGTCAAGTACCCCGACCAAGAATTCATTGACCTGGTTCAAATCTACCTGGCTGACCCTGACGGATGGGAAGCGCATGGATACAGGTTCGTCATGGTAAGCCAGAGCCCTGACGTGTCCATACGGCTCTCTTCCCCCGCGACCCTTCACAAAGTTGGATGTGACTACCACCTGTCCTGTGCAGAACTGGGTGGTCGTCAAATGTGGTTGAATTCATGGCGATGGATGCACGGCGCCCATCGCAGTAAGCAGGATTTGGAGAACTATCGGCAGTATGTGGTGTCCCATGAAATCGGGCACATTCTAGGCCACGACCATCTCAAGTGCCCGGGCATTGGAGAGGCTGCACCCATCATGCTTCAACAGACGCAAGGGTTGCACGGATGCACACCGAACATCAAGATTACCGAGTGGGACGTGCGCGAGAAGCCCGTGCCCCGCGACGTGTAGAGCGACGACGGGTCTTGCGAGTGCGTCTGCGCTTTCCCGAGTACGTCGGCGTTGATGCAATGCAGTTGGTCCGCGCTTCGCCCGTAAGAGATTCACACTTCTTTCGCTTTTCTCTAGCTTCTTCCTGGCCCTTGGGCGCAGTTCCAGCTGTACCCATTTTATCTACGTCCTTTTCAAGTTCAGTAACCGATAGGTTGCTTTTAAGCAGGTTCGACATTGTTCCTCCTCAAGAACTTTAGTTGGAGTACGCGAGGCCACCCATGCCACTCATCACGCGGAACACGTTGTAGTTCACCGCATACAGACGGAACACGAAGGGCGTGCTCTTGGTCGGGTAACGTGCACTCGCCGTGTTGATGGCGTCAAACACAAGGGTCGCTGTGTCGATGCGCGAGAAGTTGCAGCTGCCGGACGGCTGGTGCTCCTCGGGCTGGAGGGCAAACGAGTACACGTTGATGGGGTTGACCGTGCCCTGCTTCAGCACGTCATACGTAGCTCCGGACGTCGTATCAACAAATGCGTTGAGAAGGGGCATCGCGCCACCCGTGTGGTGCTGGAACGGCTGGACCTTCCAGAAGTAGTCACCGTAGCGCTCATCAAAGCGGTCCTGTCCGTTGAGCTGGATGCGGCAGCGGTCCACAATGTCATCGTAGGCGAACGGCTGTGTGTATCCGCCAAGCGACGCAGTGCTACCGTCGCCGTTCGCAGCGATCGATAAGCCCGAGTAGAAGTCGGGAGGCGTGCCCGACGGCAGGGAGCAGTCCAGGCGGCGTGCATCCTGGAAGATCCAGACCAGCTCCTTGATGGGGTGGTTCAGCGTCAGGTCCAGGCGTCCCATCTGGGACGTAATCGTCTGCGGCAGGGAATACTGGAGCTGCTCGATCAGGTACTCGTGTGAGTCCTGCGCAAAGCGGCGGCGCTCGTCCGTGTCCAGGTAGATGTAGTCAATGTAGATGGCGGCATCCTTGGGCGGGGGCAGAGCAGCCGCGGCCGAAGCAATGTTCGACCAGTTCGTACCCGTGGTCTGCGACGGTCCCACTATGTTGTACCTGTTGTACGTCGTCACCAGGTCCGTCGCCTTGCGGAACCACACATTGAAGTGCACATCGTGGTACTGGAGAGCGATGAGCGGCAGGGCCAGACCCGGGTTGCGGTTGAACCAGAAGCCGAACGGGATGTACAGCACCTGCGGACGACCGTTGCAGGAGGTCAGGCTGGTCCTGGTTGCGCCCGTAGGACCACCCAGCATCTGGTCGGCTTTGCTGACCTGGTTGACCGAGGCTGTCAGGCACTCCCAGAGGTACCACCACTCGCCATAGTGACGGTCAATCACCTGTCCACCAATCTCCACCTCAATCTTCTCCAGCATGAGGTATCCGAGGCGGCGCATGCCGCCAGGGGTCCAGTACACGTCCTTTGAATTGCCCGTCGCAACAGCGGTGGTGTCGGGCAGCGTCACCTCCAGGTAGGTGCGATAGATAAGGTCAGCGTTGCGGTTCACGATAGCCACCACGCGCTGTCCATACTGGGCCGTACCCGTGAAGTTGACACGCATTGCCTCCATCGCGAAGTTGGTGTGGCGCTTGTACATGACCTTCCAGAAGGTGATGTGGGGGTTGCCCGTGATGTATGCATCCTGTGCTCCGTAGGCAACGAGCTGAAGAAGTCCTCCGCCCATTGTGTTTATCTTTTGCGAGGATATATTCTTCTACGATTGAACAATGAGGGAACCGCAGGTCGACACGTTCTGTCGGTGCGTGAAGAAGGTCAAGAAGACCTTGAAGGCCCGTCCAGGGTCCACAGCCGAGAGGGGTAAAAAGGAGCGTAGCGCAGTGGAGGGACGTGCCATCGCGGTCTGCACCAAGTCCGTACTCCAAACCAAGGGGCGCACGATTCGCAAGGTGCGGTGTCGCGA